TGATGTCATTACGGAGAACCATTTCGACCGATGGGTCGGACTGGATGATCATCCGGCGTGAAATATCAACATAACCAGCGACAGTTTTAGGCGACATCGTAAGCTGACCGAAAACAGGAGCACCTTCAGTTGGTGCAGATGTTTCAGCAACAAACGCAACAGTCGTCTTGGTGGCAAGTTTTGGAATCGCAACATTGCCCTGAAGGCCAGTTAGCATCGTTGCACCGAGGCCAGCAGTGACAATGGTATCACGGAGAGCATCAATGAAAAGATCACCACGCTGATCAGTACCGATCATGTAGCCGCCCTTGGATGTGTTGGTTGCTGTACCAGAGATAACATCACGCTTTGACCAAGACATATCAGATGGAACGTAGAAGCCGCGAGCAGTACGGCCTACACGCTTGCCGATTTCGTCGGACAGTTCACGCTCAAAACCAGCCTCAGACCAGTCCTGACGAGCCTGAGCATTGATTGCACGCATAAGCGAATAGGATGAACGCTCACGCTTGTTCAAGCCGATTTCGTGTGTGCCATTGCCGAGTGCTGTGCTGCCGAAAGATTCAATCAACTCACCACGGAACTGCTCAAGCGACAGACCACGGGCGATTGCCTTTTCAGCAATGTCACGCTTGTTGAGACGAGCACCTGTCTCAATGATTTCTGCATTCTGCTTAACGATTGCGGAACGCATTTCGTCCTGATTAACTTCACTCATTTTAATCTCCTGAATTGGGGTTGAGATGATTTCAATAGACCGACCAACACCAACAGACGAGTCTGCTGGCAGTGATACAATAGAGGCTTCGATTGGAGTCCATTTGTTAACGCGAAAGACCGTCCCGTCTCCCCCATCTTCACGAACCATTTTGTTAACTTGGTAGCCGACAGAAATGTTCTGCCTGATACCGTCAACCACATCGTTGAATACCTCGGTGGCAAGACCGCCTTTTCCAAAGCGGACTGTCGCTCGCATCACGCGAGCCGAGCCATCGATTCGTACTTCTTCGATGATTCCGATTTGCTTCTCAGGATCATGGTCAAGCAACAAAGGTGCTCGACCTGAATTGAGAAACGAAACATCAATGGAAGATGGACTGTGATCCAAAACTTCCATGCCAAAAGAACGAGCAACTGGCTTTTCAGATGACATTGCAATCTGAACTCTCCGCTCGTCCTTGTTAACTGGATTTGCACCCATCTCATAAGCACGATGTTGCACTTCGTTTGTTGGGATGAATGATTTCTGCATATTGTTAGAATCAGTCATTGGTTCCTGAACATCTGCCATTGAAGGAGCATCCATTTCTGGCTGTGCTTCTTCAGCCATTGCTGGCTCATCTTCCATGTCAGCCGCTTCATGCTTTGCAAAGGTGATGACATAAGCAGTCTCACTTTCGGCAACATCGATGATGTGACGCTTTTCGAGTTCCATAGAATCTTTCCTTCCGATCGTTGCTTCTTCAAAAATTATTGGCTTGTAATCATTATCAGCCAACCACTTCTTCGCTTCAGCAACCGTAAACTTGTTTTTGGAGAACCGAATTGCTTGCAACTCAGATTTTCCACTCTTGATCCCATATATCGCATCAATGCCATCGCCAAAATCATTATTTTTTCGACGGAATGAATCGTACTGTGCAGGATCGGTTAATCTTGCAGCGTGTTCGTTTGGATAAGGTCGCTTATCATCATGATAAGAACGCAGATCAGCAATCTTTGTCAGAGTAGAAAACTTATGACCAACGAGTGTATCAGTTGGTTCATAGCCTTCTTCACCTTCACGAAAAATTCTAATCAATGCAGCAGGATCGTCCTCAGAGGCATTAATTGAAAATTCACTATCAGGAATCCCTAATGTGCCTTCACGCATAATGTGTTCAATCTGTCCTTTAGCTGTCCCACCAGATGAATCCCATTGAACAAAATCACCTAAATTCAAAGCATCAGAAGCCGCTCTGCCAGTCTCGTCGATCTTGTCCATACGCTTTGCCTTTCCTTCGACCCATGATTTACCAGCATCACCGCCCCATAAGGCCCATGCAATTCGACCGTTTGACGGATAACCATCTTCACCCTGTCGGAATCCTTCAGCCTGTTTATCGACTTCATGCCGAGCAAAGAAAGATGTCATTCGACGAATGGTATCTGGAGACAGATCAACCTTGTTTGAAATATCTCTCGCTCTAGCAATACCGACCTCAGTACCGCCTCGACCAAATTCTCTACGCCAAGCAAGACCTCGTTCAGCCTCGCTGACCATTGCATCAGTTGGGACTAGATCAATTTCAATTCCCTTATACTGTGCCATTTTCACCATCGACTATAGGTGTAGCAGGAAGTTTCTGACCGAATGGTTGGAACGCTGTTTGAATTCCATATTGTTTAGCCAATTCAGTCTCTGCATCAATCTGTTCAAAGACTTCTTCAACGTCTCGACCGTAGTTTGCCGCGATGTCTTGCATCGTGATGATGCCGTTTTGCAATCCGATAACATGAGCCTGAATTTCTCTCTGAGGATCAATCCAGTTCCAACCTCTTGCACGATAGACAAGATTGTCAGCAAACTTGTCAAACTTCGTGATCGGCAATGGTATCGCACCTGTTGCCATCGCCATCGTCAGCCACTTCTTGTAAATCGGATCTATAAAGTGTTCGATCATAAATTGCTGAAGCACTTTGTAATGGTCACGATCTTCCATCGTTCCCTGACGGATTGAGGAGTAGGAAACACCCTCAAGATTGTTTGCCAGTGAGACATACGAAACACCAAGACCAGACGCGATGCCACGCAAAACAGCTTTTTCAAAGTCTCCGAATGCCGAGACTGGATGCTGTGGATCGAATGGTGTGAATTCCATTCCTTTCGGCAACTGCTCAAAAGTCCCCGGCGATGCTTCCATGATAGGAGTATTGTAATCCTCAACATCTACACCAGAATACCCATCACCATCAGGAGACGTGAAGAAACCCATCTTGGAAGCCGCTGTACGGGCAGCGACCAATTCAGCTTCCTCATACCCATCAAGCATTTTCATCCTTGTAAGAGCCGTTGCCATCCACGGGAATCCGCGAGTCTGACCAGCCCGATCAGGAATGAACAGGTGCAACATTTCTTCAGCAGGAACTCGGATTCGTTTTACAGTTGCAGTCTTTCCATAAATCGTATTGCCGGGGTGATTCTCAAGCAACCAATAGGCAACTGGACGACCAAACTCGTTGATTTCAACACCCATGCGGATTTCGTTTCCGTTGGTTGTTGCTCTCATATTGTATTGCTCATCAAGATAGTCAGATTCAATGAACTGCAAAGCAAAACCGTATGGATTCTCTCTCGTCTCGACGAATCGAACAAGACACTCACCATCTCTTGCAACATTGCTTATGAATAATTTTTGGCAATCAAGCCAAGACATCTTGCCGTCCATCGTGCAAACGCCTCTGGCTCCCCACTTATCAAAATTGCGTTCGATGATGAGATTGCCGACAGTATCTAAAGATTTATCTGAGTTCCGACCGCGAACCTGTGTTCTGACTCCAGTTGAACCGACCACATTGGTCGTAATCATCTGAATATAGCGAGCCGCATAATCATTATTTCGTGAAACATCACGGCAACGATCCCGAACTGGACGCAGTGCCGGGCGAATTTCTGAATCAGCGGATAATGTATTTGCAACAAAATCAGCAAATAAACGACCTGTAGATGCAGCCGTATATGAACGCTTGTCTTGGCGACGAACTGCAACCTGTTTTTTAGTTCTGAATACGTCTAAAATTCCCATTTCAGAACCTCACCTTAATCATCGAACCAGTTGATTGACCAGATAAACGCCGTGCTTCTCGACGCTCTTTGACCTGTTCAGCCTTGTAATAGTCTCTCCATTCAATCAATTCAGCGATTGAAAGTTTGCTGATCGAACGACCATTGATCGAGTAGCTTGAAACATCTGCATCACCTCGACCTGACAGCAAAGATTCAATCTTCGTTATCATTATGTCAGCATGAGAACGAGGATCAGCAGAACCAATATCTAGATCGGGACTGATGATCCAGTTGCCACGCTCAATGACGAGCCTGTTAGAACCAGATGATATTTCGAGTTGCCAGAAATAGTTCCCAGCGAGGAAAGAACTTGAAGTGGTGCTTGAGATTGTAAACAGATAATCGGAATTATTAGCCGTCCCAACAACCGTTATTTCTGATGCGGAACTACCAGCAATCTTTGCAACATAGGTCGCAGTGTAAGTTGCATTCGAGTAATCAGGAAGCGACCTTCTCCACAACAGATAATCACCAACCACGATATTGGTCGGTGTAACCATTGGAGACTGTGAAGCATCGAACAAATTAGCCATTTTATCTCCACGAATTGACAAATCCGTTTGGTTTAGACGAACGCCTGACGGGACGTTGTATCATAACTTTATCTTGCACCGTCTCTTTTACCTCATTTTCTGAAACGACAGAAACGGATTGCTTCTCATAACGATCTGCAAGCTGTTCCAGATTCGTATTCAGAATAGCCAGAGCAGCCGTTGCATAGACTCGGCAATCTAAAGCCTCGTTTCTAGGTCGCATTTTCTGCCATTCTCGACGCATAAAACCTTTGTGAAACTTCTTAACCTGTTGCTCGGCGGTCAACTGTCGGAAATATTCAGAGTCATAATGATCTGGGAAATGACAATAGCCCGGCCCTTCCTGTGTAATCTTGAATCTTGAATAGACGGTTTCTTTCGCAGTATCTACCCCGACAGGAAACAGTTTGATCTTTCCGATGTTATTTGTCGTCGGTCTGGTGATGATCGGTCTGCCTTCACCACCGATGCCCTTGATAGCAAAGAATCGTCGTCCTTCTCTTGCTCTCGCATAGTTATAGACCGCTTGTGTGTGATGACCGCCTGAGTCGATACAGGCAGAACGAACTGGAAACTCTTTCCCGTTTTCTTTCCTGAAATTCTGGTTCAGTAAAAAATCTAAATCCTGCCAAACCGTACTGGATGACGGATCACCATAAATCGTTTTGTAATCGAGCGACCACGATTCTTCTGATCTGCCCCATCCGACAATCTCGACCTCAAGCCGATCATCCTGAACGTCTACCCCAGCCGTGATGATTACAACCTTATCATTCAAATGCTCTCCGTATTCTTCCCGACGATTGGCTAGATCAAGATCGTCAACCCGTTCGCCTTGCTCCTCCCAAGTCTCCCCAAGATAGGTGTTTACCCACACTCTAAGCGTTGCTGGTTGCCCTCTAGCATCAAGAAAATCACGAACTCCGTCTGAAAGCATCATCCAAGACGAGTACAAAGCGTTGATTTTAAACCCTGCAACACCGTTAAACTCCCGATCTGTTCGCCATTCACCTCGACGAATAGACCGAAAACGCTTGGAATCATCCCATTGAGAGCCGCATTCCTCGCATGAATAGGTCGCAGAATCGGGATCATCCTTGTTAAAAATTACATTTTGCCACCGCAAAGTTTGGAAATGATTGCAATCTTGGCATGGAACATAGAACTCACGCTGATCTGAATCGTTAAAAGCCTGTTCAATTCGTGAATTATCTTTGATTGTCGGTGTTGATGCTAAGACAATCTTTCGATTCCAGAAAGTCACAGACCTTTTCTTGGCAAGCAAGATCGGATCACCTTCCGAGCCAGCCGACACAGGATAGCGATCAACCTCGTCGCAAAGCACCACTCTGATTGGACGACTAGCAAGAGCCGATGCAGAGTTTGCACCAGTGACCGTGATATGACCGCCGGGGAATATCTTATGCAGTGTCGTATTGCCTGAGTCTCTTGTTCTCGGATCGGCAACCTTTCCATGTAAGCATGGTGTGTCCCGTAACATTGGAGATAGCCGATCTTTTGACCAAGCCTCTGCCATAGAAAGCGTTGGTTGCACGACTAGAATCGGTGATGGGTCTTGGTCAATATGGTAGCCGATCAGATTATTGATGATTTCGGTCTTGCCGATCTGAGCCGACGACATAATAACAATCTCTGAAATATTAGGATCAGAGACAGCATCCATGATACCACGTTGATATTCTGCTCTCGATGTATTCCACTGCCCAGCTTCAGCCGATGCTTCAGGACTGAGTTTCCGATTCTGATCTGCCCACTTGCTTACTGTTAGATTCGGTGGTGATCTCCACATCCTCTGAACCATCGAACTCGTCGGATTCGCTTTCAACGGGACGAATAGGGTTGATCGTTTTGATTTCAACATCTGCCAATTCATTCAATGCTTCATAAATTTCTGTCTTAATAATTTCTCTAGCCTCGTTGATCGTTTCAGCAGCACATACAATCGGAGCAATCTTATTCGGTATTGATAACAATCTTGCTCTAGCATTAGCAACCATTGCTGACCATGCTTGTTTTGCATCATCAGCAGGAATCAATTTGCTATCGAGTTGTGCGTTTTCTTTTTCAGCCATTTCTGCTCTGGCTTTAGTCAATCGTGTTCGATAAGTTGTATAATCATCGCCTTGAACATCACCACGAACAGTTCGGTCTCTTAAAAATCTAATATAGGCACGAACTACTGGAACTAATTCATATCGACCACGTTCAGCTCTTGGTATTACTCCTTGATTAACAAGTTGATTAACTCTTTGTGGAGTTAAGTCGAGCAATTTAGAGATCGTATCTAATGGAAAAGTTTGAGCAGTCATTTTTTAATCCTTTTTAATTTTTAATTTCAATCCGTAATTATTAATTTCATTTTTAATTTTAATATCTAATTTTTTAACAAGTATGTTTTTTTTAAAAGGTTTATAATCAACAACATGATGCCATCTACCAAATTTCCAAACTAGTTTTGAAATGTCAGGATGAACTTTGACTAACATTTTAGATTTTGCAAGCGTTCCATTATCAGCATATTTTTGTCCTTCTTTTAAAACTCCTTCAGCATGATAAAATTCTTTTGTATTACCTCCACCAATAGTTTGCGTTGGCATTTTCTGTTGTAGAAAAGCATTGAATTGAATTGTACACCATCCAGCCTTTAACATATCTAATGAAATGATCGTATCCTCATTATACCTTCCACGCCATATATGAGGAACATCATTCCTGATAAGATTGCATGAATAAATTCTTGTGTTAATTACAAAAGGTGGAATTTTTTGTCTAGCTGGTGCAAACATATAATAGTTTGGGCCAGACATTGCTACATTTGTATAGCGTAGCGAGAAATCTTCCATCAATTTAAAAATTACAGGATTCGTAGTTTTAACTTTTTCATTGTTATTTAAAATTCTAAACGATGTAATGTTATCATCCATTACCCAATGCCATTTGAAGCCATTTTGTTTTGAATGATCCCATGCAAAATTACGAGCAGGGCCGGGTCCAGTACTTTTACTTAAACCAAGATCGTCACAAAGTTCGTAATTTTTTTTATAATTCACGTTTAATTCCAAAATTTCAGCCATTAAATTCATTTGATCTATTGATTTTTGATATTCTAAAATTTGTTCTTTCTCTACAATTAAATAATGTTTAATCCCGAGTTCTGTTAAAATTTTACTCGTAATCATATATTCCGACCTGCTTTTAGTTGGAATATAAAATGGAAATTGTGGATAGTTACTCATAGCGTTTTGACTCTGTGTCCATTCTGTTCATTTTAGGATACCAAATGCTTTTAGTTTTATCCGTAATTTTTTGTTCTATTAACATTTCAAATTTGTCTAAATCAGACTGATTGTTAAAATGAACAATTATATGCCTCCATGAAGTTTCATCATTCTGATTAAATTCAGGCATATCTTGCCATTCTTCATCTGGATTAACATTATCTGAATTTAAACCATCAGCTAGTGCAGCAGCAATTTCTGCATCGTTAAAACCAGTTAAAGATAAGTCATATTTTCCAAGTTGCAAATCTTCTATTTCTATTTTTAATAATTCTGCATCCCAACCAGCATTTAATGCAAGTTTGTTATCAGCCAATATGTATGCTTGTTTTTGAATATCTGATAAATTTTTTAATCTAATGCAAGGAACTTTTGGAAGACGTAGAACTTCAGCCGCTTTCATTCGCCCATGACCAGCGATGATATTATTATTTTCATCAATTAAAATAGGGTTAGTGAACCCAAATTCACGAATAGAGCCAGCAATTTGCTGAACTTGATAGTCAGAATGAGTTCGAGCATTTCTAATATAAGGGATCAAATCAGTTGGTTTAAGCAACTCAATTTCTATTTTTTCCATGAAATGAAACTCCTGTTTAATTTTCTATGACTAGAAATAAAAAGTGGTTAGAATTACCTCGCATTGGGAACCTCTGGGAAGAACCTAGACCCCCCCCCTATGCCATGCCACTGCACCCAGATGCCATTCGATGTCATTGACTGCTTCTTCCATCTCTTTGAAAGTATTTCATCCCATTGGTCTGCTGACCTGAGTGTTAGGTGGAGTCTCTCGCCTATCAGTTGACCGCATGAGTCAGGTTGCAATGCGATCTGAAAGAATATTTGTTCGCCGATCACTCGTTGTATGTTGTCGAGTGTCTTGTCGATCATGGACTCTGGTATGTGTTCCATGACATCACAGCAGTAGCCGAGGTCTGCATATAGATCATCAGGCAATGACCATAGGCATGACTCGATGAATGGTAGCTGCCTTGTCTCTACTGCTGCCGGCACAAAGTCTACGAGCGTCACGTCATAGCCTATCGATGCGAACACGTCTCCTGCTCTACCTGTACCGCATCCGAGGTCGATCAGTGTCTTGGTTGATGTTAGTGCGAATAGTTTATGTGCGATCAGTGCTGACTCTTTGCCCGGCGAGTATTGTCTGTACTCATCCATTGACCAGATGCGTTCGTACTTAGACCGCTCTATATCTTCCAACATTATCGACGCCTCGTTGCTACAGCCATCTTGAATGCCTTCTCAAAGTTTATGGGGAAGTTCTTCTTAGTGAATCGTTCGCTCAATCCGTAGAAGTCATACCGCTGTTTGTAAACTGGCTGATCGACAAAGATCAATCGTCGAGCAATCCGTTTGCCTTTGCGTTCAAAGATACCTTTGTCTTTGATTGCAAAGAATGTTGTTCTTGCTTTCTTCTGACGCTGTGAACCTTTCTTCAGGTTCTGATCACCAGCCGCTTGAACTGATGATAGCATCTGACGATAGTATCCACCCGTTAGATTGCCAGCCGAGTTCAATCGTGTTGTATTTGATGGCACAGTAAACTTATCCGCTCCCATCAATCCATAACTTCTTAATGCCAGTTCATGCCTCTTTGCTCTACGAGGCCCACCTTTGATGTTTGGCATAAGATATTTGAAAGCTGGTGTGCCTTTACCAGCAAACTCTTTGAAATAAACTTCTGATCTCAAATCTTGTTTAGTCGAACGACGATGATCTAATGCGTTCAAAGTATATGGAACAGGATTACTGAATACGTTCTTCATCTCTTGAATCTGACGTTTCTTCAAATCAATAGCCGTTTGAGTCAAAGCAAGAGCAGTCGCAAATGGTATCTCTCTTTTGAAATTACCGACACGCTTCACAACATCATTTATGTTTGATCTGACATCAAATCTCATGGCTTAACCATTCTTTAACTGATTGACCGTATGATCATACCATCAACAATCGGAGTTAGCAAAATGCGTAATGCAATCGAATTTATCATTGAAGGTGTCGGATTCATGCTTTGCTGTGCAACCATATTCGGTCTGTACATCATCTTTTAAGTTAAAATTAAACAACATCAAACTCATCGCTGCGATGGTAAACAGTACCATCATCATCGATTTGCTCGTCCTTCTCTCTCAATGAAAGCGACAAGAACGGTTTCCCATCCTTGCCTGTCTTCCACCAGCCACTGATCCAGTATGCGATACCATCTACATTCACGCTTCCGCGATAATCTGGGTATTTGGGTTGCGTCTTATTCTCGTTGATATTGAGATGGCCTGAGTTCATAAATGGCACAGTGTGATCCTTAAAATGGCATATCGTCGTCATCATAGTTTGACGTTGGTTTTGCTTGTTTTGGCTTAGATGCCTGTTCTTCTTCGATCTGGTAGTTCATCGACAAGAATGACTCGCCATCCTTGTGCTTTATCCAAGCTGAAATCCAATATTTCTTGCCTTCGATGGTAACTGACCCGCGATAATCTGGATGCTTGTCTTGCTCTTTACGCTTGTTTTTGCTGATAGAGCCGCGATTGTCGTTGTTCATTTGTCATTCCTTTCATTCGATGAGCCGATATAATACGATAATTGTTGAAATTTATCTAGCATCCGTTGCCTTTGCTCCTCAGTCATTTTGACAGGCTGCTCTACTTTTCGCGGCAGTGCAATAATTGTAGGATCAACATAAGTCTTGCAGAACTGCCTCATCTCGGCAATCGACGGCATAAACTTCGATGTCGCAATCAATCCAACCTTCGGGTCACATATTGCTCTCAAAGCGGCAACCGAGAAATCCTCAAGACCTGTTGCCGCTAACTTTGTAAACAATTCACGATCAACCTTGTTGTCGTGGTAGGCTGATAACATTAGCGATACTGCCTGTAATGCTTGTGTTCTGTTGGTCATCTTCAAACTCCCTAATTAATCTACGTCCCATCTCAATTGCAGTTTCTTTGCTCTGCGGTCGCGTCACCCTCTGCTCGGATGCCCTTCTAACCCAGTTTCTCCATGTTGCCGACCAGTTTGCTTTCCGACCTTTAACGCCCGGCTGTGCGACCCAGTAGTCTCGGAATATTTCTGCGTTCTTGATCCAATCAACACCTGTCTGATTTGCAAATTCAATATCCTCATTCGATGGATTCCAATCGTTTGGCAATCGCGTAGCGAGTGCAGTTCGCTTATAGTTATTATCTTCTTGTTTTATATGGTTATGGTTCTGGTTCTGGTTAGCATTGCTTATGGATTGCTCAGGCAATGCACAAGCATCGTCTGCATCTAATGATTTCAATGAATTAGCATCTTGGTTGGTGTTCCATCTTTTCTCTGAGGCTAATCTCATCTTTTCACTTTTCAAACCGATTTTAGATAACTCACGATCAATTCGTTTGTTCTTTCCATCGGGGAAAAACTCCATAATCGTCGGCCCGTGATTGTTCCATTGCTTCATCGTCATCCGCGAAATTCGAGATAATTTTACCTCGTCGTTTGGGATTGAACCTGTTCTCCAATAGTGTGAAATGAGCAGTAAATAGCCACCATGTTCGATGGCTGTAAGGTGCTGAGTGTCACCTAAATAATCGCCCCAGTAAATCGGCATATAAGGTATGGACATGGTTCGATCCTAAGTTGAAGCTAGGATCGAAAAGCAGTATATGTAAACTGCCTATCGACCATCGCCGCACACGGTGGTCACAAGAAGCCGTCCGGTTGGTAGCTGGGCGGCTTCAACATTTAGATTACACCTTTTCTGAAGATGTTAACAGCCTATTTTTTTTGTTCTTATTTGGCTTTGGCCCACCAAACATAATCTCTTTGTGTCGACGAATAGCAAATAAAACAGTCGTATGATCCCGACCGCCGAGCAACCGCCCAATTTGAGGTAAACTGTATGATGTTTCCTCTCTGAGCCGATAGCAAATCTCTTGCCGACAAGTTACCAGTTCGAAATTTCGACACTCGGAAGCAACATGAATGTATTTGATCTGATGCTTTATCAGGCACTCGGCAATGATCCGCTTTGGAATTGGTGGAACATTGCAACCCTTCATCCAAGGCTTTGCAGACCGCCAGAAAGCCTGTTCTTCATCGTCGCTAGGTGGTCGCGTTGCAACCATCAAAATGTCCCTGATGCGTTGCTCTAGCTTCTCCTCTGGCGTCTTTATGTTAACAACAACGATGGCTTGTGGTGTTGGCTTCTCAAGTCGGTTGATATCCTGTGAAGCTGCAAGGATTCGTGCTTTTCTCGCCTTAGCTTCCAGATGAATCTGATAAGCTAGTGAATTCTGTGATTGTGACTGTAATTGCATTACCTGTTCCGTTCCATTCTGCGGTTATTTTTTGACATAAACTATCATCCTCGACACACCCTGCATCTACAATGAGATCATTCAACGGCTTGAGAAGATTGTCTATATCCCTTTTTCTTTTGTTTGGTCTTTGTATTGAGTAGTGGATTTCATAAGCACCTTTGATCGGTTGCCCCTTGTCTTTTTGTGTTTTTATTAACCAAGTGTTTTCAAGTAGATATTGCCGATATTCTGCTGATTTTATCACTCCACGATTCGGAACCGCTCGATATAAACGATTCGCAGATGGTGGATAGTAAACCCAAAATTTCATTGATCACCTGATTAAAGTGCCACTAAGTGTGCAGACCTAGTGGCACTCGTTCTGGGAGGAACCCTCAGATAACACCACGATTGCGATGCTCACGCAACATGATTTGCATTAAATCTTCAGCCGTAAGTTCAAAACCAAGTTCTTCAGCAATCTTTATAACTGCTTTCCAATGCCTTAGCATAATGCGACCAGTGACCGCCCATTGTGAAACCGCACCTTGTGTGAGTCCGATCTTTTTAGCGACAGCCGTTTGGCTTCCGAGATGCTGTATAAGTTCGCGAACCGATTTAATTTCAATTTTCATCTTACAAAATCCTTATGAATGAACACGGTATGAAAGCAGTTATTGCCTCGTTCTGGATATTTCACTGTCCGATTTGTCATCGCGATTAAATGCAAATCTTCGAGCCGCGAGCGGATGCTTCTATAAGTGCTTGTCTGACAATCAAACTGACGACTCAGATCAATGTCTGTGAAGCCTTGATAACCCATGTCGTAAGCGTATTCGAGAACTTCGATTGCCTTTTCAGTCAGCTTAGGATGAACCGATAAAGCTGCTTCGATTGATGTCTTCTTGGCTTGATGAGGAAACATCACTCTTTGTTGGATATTCATTACGTTTTGAAGTGCATCTGTAAATTTCACCGCTATCTCCTGTTTTTTTTGTTTCAGTAATTTTTTCTACTTTACAAATCTTTTTTTGTAAACTAATATTTTTTAGTAAATAAAAGAAAGGTAAAAAATGATCACATATAACGATTTAATAAACGAACTTTCAGAAATTACTGATTTAGCAACAAAATATGTCACTAACTCAAAAAAAAATAATGCGATAAAATTGCTCGAGAAAATAGAGCAAATTAACATTATGCTTAATAAACTTTGGGAAAAAGAAACGGAGGAAGAAAATGACAGACAAGAACAAACTCATTGAGGCTCTATACCTCGTACAAAGTACAATGAAAGGTGTAGTTCGTGATTCAAGTAACCCGCATTTTAAAAACAGATACGCAAGTCTAGAGGCTGTAATTGATACATTGCGTCCTACGCTTCAGGCAAATAGCCTAGTTGTTACTCAAGCACCGGGCAGAATAACACCTGAAGGTTGCATAGAGATCACAACAACGATCTGGCATATTAATGGTCAATCATTGGTGAACCATCTTCATATACCTCTTAGCAAACGAGATGCTCAAGGTGCAGGATCCGCAATCACTTACGGATGCAGATATTCATTGATGGCTCTGTTTTGCATTCCACCAGTTGATGACGATGGTGAGGCTTCTATTGAGCGAAACTTTCCAAAGAGTCAGACATCACCGACAAAATCATCTAACTCGTTGAAGAAAGATCAGCCTAATCGCTGGTCTGAAATTGAAGCAGCTATCCGAGCAACCCAGACCAAAGACCAACTAAAAGAGTATAAGAAGTCTATTGTTGAAGAAGTCTCTACATGGCCCTTGGCTTGGCGAGACGCTTTAACTGAGCAATACGAGGTTCAGCTTGATAGCTTCATGCTGAAAGGTGATTTCTAATGTCTGATAAGCCATTATCGGAACAATACCGTTTAGTCGCAAAGGAGTGGGTCGAGGCCCACTCTGCTGCCTCACTAATGGAAGAAACCAAGTCACACACAGTTGCCTATCGAATGTCCTTGTTAGGCAATGATGTTCCTGTTGGACGCCGAGAGATGGAAGTTAAAGCATCGCTTGAATATCGAGAGTATGTTCGAGAGATGGTAGAACTTCGCAAGCAAGCCGATTTGTTAAAAGTCAAACTAGAATGGATCAGGATGAGATTCCAAGAATGGAACTCGGCAGAGGCCAGCAAACGAGCGGAAATGAAACTGTGACTCGTCGATCAATCAGTAAAAAAGAACGGACGGAGTTATTCAATGATCGAAAAGGCATCTGCCATATCTGTGGCAATAAAATCTACGCTGGGCAAGATTGGGAAATTGAACACATTGTTCCAGTGGCCCTCGGTGGAGATGACCGAGGTAAGAACCTTGATCTCGCTCACATACAATGCCACAGGAGCAAAACGAAAGCAGATGTTGGACGTATCGCTAAGGCTAAACGGCAAGCGGCTCGTCACGTTGGAAAGAAGGTATCGCGAAACCCGTTTCCTTGTGGTAAAGGATCGAAAATGAAGAAGAAGCTATCAGGAGAAGTTGTCCTTCGTGGCGAAAAGACAAGAACACCTTCGGCAGATGGTCTGGACTGAATATCAGAAGATTCGGTCAGCGGCCCGTGTTGCTGAAATTTTGAAAATACCACCGACAACTGTTAGGTCTTGGATATACGATTACAAAGCAATGAATAACGAAATAGCACCGACACTAAGAAGCGAAAATGAATTGGTGTTAAAGCACCAGATGAATAGAATTAAAAAAGAATTGACAACCGACATTCACGTCACACTATTTGGGAAACCACCGCCGGGGCGATCTGCCCTTGATCAAAAAAAGGAAGATAAAAATGACGAGTGCAAAACAAATTCTTTCGACATCAATCGATACTATCGAAAGCCGAGGCCATGAATACGGCAATGCCGCTCAATCCTTCTCTAGAGCCTCTACAGTAGCCTCGACCCTATTAGATAAAACAATTACCGCCTATGATGTCAGCATCATCCTGATGGCTGTTAAAATGGCTCGGATTGCCCAGAACAAAACTCACATGGATTCCTATGTCGATCTTGCCGCTTATACCGCATTCGCTGCCGAGTTCTCGAACGCAAAAGCGACAGATGCAGTCGAGGCAAACCGCTTGCAGATTACATCGTTGAAATTGACTGATGAAATTACGAGCCAGATTGACGAGCAAGTTGCTAATTTGGTTAAAAGAAAGTGATCGACCCAATCAATGTGTTCACACCGATAGTTGCTTTAATTATCGGTGTGGCACTAGCAATAATGATCAATTCTATGAGGTAAATAAATGGACGATTTAGTTTCAAGATTGCGTGCTTTGAATTTTATGGGGCCATGGCAAGAAGCGGCTGACGAGATTGATCGGCTGAGGTTAGCTAACTCAGACCTTCAGATGCACTACGATCATGCGAGAACTGAATGCGACAAGTTGCGATCTGAAGTTTTAAGACTGCGAGAAGAACTAAACGAGAAGGAGAAAGAGTGATGAGTGAAAGAAATCCACATTATGTGACACCGGAGGAGGCATTCAAAAAAATATGCCCGTTAAAAGCAACATCGGACATTGATGACGTTAGCGGTCAGTGCGTTTCGCATGAGTGCATGGCTTGGCGATGGCATCAGTATCAGGTTCCGATACCGGAGGATGAAGGCACTGGGCCTAACTTTTGGAGAGTGACAAGCAAGACCTACGGGCGATGCGGGATGGTGCCAGAATGATGGATTTATTGTTTTATGTTGGAACAGTAGTCATCTGCATCTCGCCTCTACTACTTGGAATCATGATAACTCGTAAGGACAAAAAGTGATGGAAGAAAAAGAATTAACAGCCGCCCAATACTGGGAAGCACAAGCCTCAATGTGGCATGAAAACTACAAAGATGCTTTGAAGTATGAATTGGATCATGCAACATTCAAAGAGGCATTGGAGCGTCTGGCATCAGGCAAGTGGCCCGCAGATCGAGCTAGGCTTATTGCAGAGAAAGCGTTGAACAATAGGAAGGTGCAGTGATGGGTGATACAATTATTGAAATTGAAGAACTGGATTTGTTCAACAATCTGGTTGAGACAGATGTGATTATCGAAAATGTCAAAGCATATATTGTGTTTGACAGAGAAGAAGAATCTTTATGGTATCTGTCGGCTATACAATGGGATGGCAATACTCTCGAATGGGATCAAGCACGGGAATTAAAATCATCCGAAATGAGCAAAATGATCTGGGAAAGTGTCCTGCTTGCTATCAACGATAAAGCTACCGAGATAGCAGAGGATCACTTCCTAGACGAGGTGCATGATTACTGAGCCATCTTCAACGCAGTTTCTTCAGTCTCTTTGACTCGACGGCCCCAACCTTTGCCGAAAGTATCCCAAGTCGGGAGAGCCTGAAGAAACGCTAAACGCTTCTGACAGATAGCAACGATCAATTCTTTCGGATCAGCTTCTGCTACCAGTTTCATGGTTGCTGGCCCGATAGCACCGTCAGGAGTAGCACCGACAACGCTTTGTAAAAACTTGGCGGCACGACCAGTACCACTATTAATAGCAAGATCGAATAGACAAAAATCTGCACCTCTCGGTATTTCATCGCCTCGAACCTTGTCCCAATAACGTGATTTATAAAGCGGAGCGACATCAGCAACCGTTAATGCTTTGATGTCATCTTTAGTTACCTCGTGACCTACCCACTCTTCCCAGACCTTTTTAGTGCAGCCGAGGTTTGTAGCACCGCCGGGGTCTTTGGGATGATCGACGTATCCCCCCTCAAATTTCAAAACATGGGCCAATGATTCTTCAAAATTGTCTTTCATGGATCACTCCTTTGGCGTTGAGTTGTAGATCATGGAATCTTTTTTCTGGCTTCCCGACGACGAGCCAAAATAGAATGCCATCACGCCTGTCCACCCAGCCGATAGAGTGCCGAGCAGCATGAGCAGAACTTCTGATCCGTTCATTGGCAATCCGCTGATCAAGACGAAAGCTATGATGCCGAAATATCCGAGCGTTACGCTCACCGCCAATGCCCTCGGAATCCAATCTTTCGTTTCCGTCTGCATTGATCTCGCCGACTTTCGATCATCAACAGCGAGAGCCTCCAAATCAATGTCTAACGATTTCATCTGAACCTTGAAATCAGCATCAATCTTTTTCAGAACTGACAACTGTTCAGGACTAGCATTGCTCATAGCGGCCTTCAGATCATCCTCAGAGCCATTCTCGTTGCCGAGCAGTGCCAGTGATAGTGCCTTGGTCGCCATCCCTGCTAGTGGGCCTCCTAGAGCCGTTGCGATGCTAGGTGCAACCGACCCGATCAATGGCCCGAACACTTTAAGAAGTTCCATCTTTGCCTCCTGTTGATTTGCTACCGAGCATGATGCCCGAAAGCGTACCTGTTAGAAATGTTGCGATAGGTGCGATCAGCTTAAAAAACTCTTGATCATTTGGTGCTTGACCGTCAATCGGCTGCACAACAAAGATCAGGCTGTACAGCACAGCGAATACCGTTCCTGTCAGTGTCAGGCATAGGCTGATCCCGATGATAAACTGCAAGAGAGCATGGAGTTCGTCTTCCTTGATTCTCATCTTGCCACCGATCCGCATGGATTTCGTTTTAGAGTATCAGCAGTACACGTTCCAGATGCTGTGCAGATCGGAGGATTGCACTCAGCACTATCCCAGTTCGCAGGGTCTTGGCATGGGTAGCGATACCTGTCCTCGCACCCAGTTAAAACGATCAACATTGTTATGATGAGATATTTCATTTGTGCGTGAAAACTACCATTGCAATGCCAACGGCTAATGCGAACAATACGACTGCTCCGAGCAGCCAAACACCGAGGATAAGGTCTTTGCGGTTTTCTTCAGCCTCTTTCATAGCAATAGCAGCCTGACGAGCCGCTTCTTTCCTCATTTCCGTCACCTCTTTTTGGATGCTTGTCCATGCTGCGATACCGTATGCACCTACAAATAGGTTTCTGGTATCAAGCTGAAGTTGCTGTGCTTTTTGTTTGAGAGTGTAAAGTTTGATCGCCTCTGCTTCATATTCAGCCTGAGATTGGAAAAGTTTCTTTTTCTTTTTTGCACTTGTTAGCTGAGTGATTTGAGCAATGCGACCGAATAGCGATCCGACCTTTTCAGCCGTATCGAGCATATCATGACCATTATCCACCATCGACTTGATGCCGTTGTAGAGCGATGTTGCACCAGCAATGAGGGTAAAAGGATCAAGCATTTATTTCTCAAACAATCTGTAGATCATATCGACGACAAATCCGAGAACAGTTCCGATAATCAACAGAACTGCCCCGGCACCTTTCCAACGATTAACCGAGTTTGATATAACCTTTATGTCAGCTTTTAATTCAGCCATGTCGGCATGGAGCCGCTCGACGTTAGCTTCCAAGCGACCGATCTGCTGGTTCAAATCATCTGACATTCTAGGTTTCTCAATCGTCGATTAATAATGCGTTGATATAGCAACCGATCTCATTAGTCGTTGCCGAACTTTTGCCTTCGATAGCAAAATCACATTTCTCAGGAACCTTGAACGGAACTGGTGGTTCGTATTTCAACTGAGATGTCACAAAGGTTGATTCAAAAAACCGCAATGTCGGCCCACCAAACAATTTCAGATATGCTCTAGCAAACCCATATTTGTTTGATCCGATTGTGCCGCTCGTCCAGTCAATCTGAGTGATGTACAATGATTGACCAGCAGGAACAGAAAACACGGAAGATTGCTGAACGCCATTACCGACAGATATGTGACCGTAAACTGTTCCACCATTACTAATATCAATTTCACCAACATTGCTGCCAGTCGCGATCTGAGCATAGTTAATTCTGAGGAATGATTTTGTGGTTGATACTGGTGTTACACCTGTCAGCGTAACCGTCTCGCTGATCTCTTTGTAATCCGCATCTAGGCCAGTAATTACTAGGCCCATTGTATCGCTTGCAGAGGTAGATACACACGACATAATGACTGCCGAGGATGGGAATGTGTAGATTCCTGCTACACCGTCCCAGATCGTCTCGTAGGACGTTCCAACAGACGCATTAAAAGAGAATCGATGAACGGCTGTGCAGTCTGGATGAATACCACGAGGAGCATCCAGATAGACGTTTCGGCTTGATGATGAATTTAACCGCTGAACCGACATTGGTGATCCTCTTCTCAATGCACTTGTACACCGAAAAGATGATCGTCAAAAGACAGAATTAACTTACGCGATAGATCGAATAAGCCGCTGCTCCTGTCTTCCGGCATCTGAACCGAGCAAAGCTGTTTGCTGTCGCACCTGTTGCCATTGAGCCAACTAGAGTCCACCCCGTATTGGTCAGCAATGTGATTGCAAATGCCGCAGTTGTGAAAACAACAAAATCCCAACCAGTTTCGTTTGCTGGAGTTCCAAGAGCAGTTTCAACCGCAGAAGCCAACGGCAATGTATAGGATGCTGTCGCTGTAGGAGTGCCAAGCAAGAACGGGCCTGTAATTTGAGCCGCTGTCAAAGTTGCTGTGTTGGTAGCTGTTTGAGTAGCGTTGTTATAAAAATGCGTTGATGTTGGAACTCCTGTGAATGCAGGAGATGCAGATAAAACAGTTGATCCTGTTCCAGTGGATGTTGTAACGCCAGTCCCACCATTCGCCACAGGAAGAGTACCAGTGACTCCAGTCGTCAATGGCAATCCTGTAGCATTAGTCAAAACTCCGCTTGCAGGAGTTCCTAGAACAGGAGTTACAAGAGTTGGAGATGTTGCTAAAACAACTGATCCTGTTCCAGTTTCATCTGTTAACACCGCAGCAAAATTAGCTGAACTTGGAGTTGCAAGGAAAGTTGCTACGCCTGTTCCAAGACCACTTACACCTGTACTTATTGGTAATCCTGTAGCATTAGTCAAAACTCCGCTTGCAGGAGTTCCAAGTATAGGCGTAACAAGCGTTGGCGAAGTTGCAAAGACTAGTGATCCGCTTCCAGTCTCATTTGTAACCGCAGCAGCTAAATTTGCAGAACTTGGCGTTCCTAAAAATGTTGCTATTCCTGTTCCTAAAGCACTCAAGCCTGTGCCACCAGAAGAAGCGGCAAGCGGTGTTGTTGCACTTAATGTCGTGAACGCACCTGTTGATGGTGTTGTTGCACCAACGCTTGTTCCATTGATTGTTCCACCAGTGACAGTGATATTTGAGATCGTATTAAGATCGAGTGCGTTGTTCATCTCTTGACGAGTAATTTTTTTTGTTTGATTTGCTGAAACATCAACAATCAAAAACAAATCACCAGCCGCTGTATCTACACCATCAATAGCAGTTAATTCTGAAATCTTTTTATCTGTCATGGCGTCACCTCAGTATCTTCTGGTGGATTAGGGTCTGTGAACTGCCCTGTTGCAGGGTCGTATATCCAACCCATCCTAACTGGTAAATCATCGTCTATACCTACCAATCTTGTTCCTTCATACGCAGGGTCAATAGATGGGTCAGCAAGAATTACATTAATGACAGCGTTGTCAGATAAAGACACTACAGCACATTTCATAATGCATACTCCGTAATTATTAAGACACCAGCGTTGCCAGCAGCACCATCGTACCCATTGAGGTTATTTGAAACAGCACTACCACCGCCACCACCACCGCATGAATATCCAATTCCAACAGCACCGACAGCAGTAACAGCACCACCATCACCACCAACATTGTCATAAAATCCGTATCTCATCGTATACCCATTTTGACCAGTTGGCGTGTCACCTGCCCTAGTATCAGCACTAACAGGCAATCCATCGCCAAACATTAATAATGACGCTCTTGGGGTTGCTAATCCACCTACACCTGAAGTTGACCCTGTACTACTATTAGGCCCACCACCTCCTCCTGTGCCTTGCCCAGCAGAATAAGTTACCGCACCTACAATTATAGATGTGTTGCCACCGTCACCTCCAGCGGTTCCTGCTCCATTAGAACCAGTTCTTCCTATTCCTCCAGCACCACCCGCTCCGACTGAGATAGTGTATGCTGTGCTTGGACTAACAGTTATATTGACCTGAAAATGTGCTCCACAACCACCGCCGCCACCGCCGTTTGTTTGTGTCCCAGTGCTACCCCTGCTGCCGCCACCCCCACCGCCCCCACCGCCGAATGCCGTTACCATAATTAATGTGCAGCCTGCTGGTGTCGTGTATGAAGTGCCTGATGTAATAACTTGTGGTGCGCGTAACAGACGCCCCGCAGTTGTTGGAGTGGCCCAAGAAGGAGCCGCAGACGCACCACCTGATGTCAATACTTGACCAGAAGTACCGTATGTTGCTCCACCAATACCTAATTGACCAGAATCACCAATTCTAAATCGCTCTGTTCCATTTGTAGCAAATCCAATGATATTTGCCGCTGCACGATACATTCCTGTATCGCGATCAACATCAAATGAATGAGAAGGAGATGCGGCAGAACCAGATTGCAAAATAGCGTATGCAGTTAATATAAACGCCGCCGATCCTTGATTTACTTCACCGATCTTAATCCAAGCATTGTTTGCAGAATTTCTGATATTGAGAATATTTGGATCGGCTGTCGTATTAACCCATAACTGATAAGCAAATGTTGTCGATGGTGCAGATGCTCCAGATGAAAGTGAAGCAAGTGCTTGCAAAGCAGAATTGATATCTGATCGAGTTGCTGGAAATGTTTGATTATCAATCGTAAAATCGTGCTGTGCCATTACACTACCTTTCCATAGCCGCGAGCAACATAATCAAATGTTCTGCTTATATTAGTCCCTCCAGAGTTCTTGAACGTGACTGTAAACCCTGAAGCTGATTTTGACGTTATAGCATAATAATCGCCTGTTGCCATATTTTGCGGAAGAACAACAACGCCTTCAAGAGATTTATAAGCAGGAGTGAAAGTTACCGTATATGCCGCAGCACCGCTCACCAAATCTTTTCCAGAAAGAATACGATCAGGCATATCAATCACAACGCTCAATCCTGTTATTTCAGGTGTGATATTATAACCAAGTGATTCCATTTGAACCCTGAATTGAAATGCTCTTGCTGTGTAATCGCCATTGATGAATTTTTGCCAACCACTCCAAGTTGGTGAGGCATTCGGATCAGTGTTCGTTGTTCTGATTTCCATGTAAGCATTGACATCATTGAAATCACCAGTGCCATCAAACAGACCTTCTCTTGCATCAAATAGTCCCGAAGCACTATCAAATAATGATCCAAATTCAACGCGAGATAAAGTAATCGAATAATAACAACGAGATGTGTAAACAGCACCTAGATCATAACTTGCTCCTAGTGTTGTTGCGAATGTGTATGTTCCAGCAATTTTTGAGATATTTACATTACCTGAAGTCGTTAATGATGTTGCTGCCGTGTAAGTAAACGAATTGGCATTAATAACCGTAATTGTATAAGTGCCATCTATAGCAGTTCCAGTTTGAATATCAGCATAAATAGCAGTTGCATCTGGGATTCCGTGATCGGTAGCAGTAACTGTTACTGTGGTTCCAGATTGAGAATACGTTGCAGCTTGTGAAATTCTCAAGCCAGAGCCAACAACGACTGTATTAGATTTTGTTCCTGAAAATGTTGGACTTTCAGTTATCGTAGAAACAACATTAAGATCACCAACAAATCCAACAGGAACTAAAATTGATGCAGCGTTGACTGAGTTGTTGCCAAGTTTGTCTACTGCTTTAATGAAATAAGTTCCTGTCAAAGCAGGGACAGTGGCTGTCGATGCTGGTCGTGATACTTTATCAACAATATCAACTGCATTTGAGAATGTTGCACCTGATGTTGATGTTGAATGCCTGATTACATAATGAGACAAATCAAGATCAGTTATTGGAGTCCAACTCAATGAAGCGTATTGACCATTAATATTGATATTGAAATTCGTTACATCAGATGGGTCGGCAGTTTTACCTACGATTTGTCTTGTCGCTGTTACATAGGGAGATCGAACACCTAAAGCTGAAATTACTCTTGCTTGAACATTGTAAGAAATGCCGTCATCAACTTTCAAAATCTCAAACCGATTGCTCGTTGAACGACCAGCCGAGGTATAATTAGTGTCTGTTGCTTTCTTAAATTGAACGTCAAATTCCGATGCAAACTCATCTGTCGAAACTAGATCGACAAGCAAGACAGTAACAACGTCTTGATTCACCGTTCTTAGTTCGTCAGATAATGTAACCCCCGGTGGAGACACATCAGAATAATCAGGCAAATTTGTATTATCACGTTCAATGGCTTGTTCTTCAGCGTTCCAGTCGTAAACAGCCGAACTGGTTTCTCTCAGGATTAGATCAACGCCAAGTGATGGCGAGTCTGAACTGCCTTCTACGGCTAAGGAATAATTCACTACCTCAAATGGTTTTGATGAGAACCCATATCGAGTATTTGTCAGCATGATCGTGTCGCCGACTTCAATCTTGAAGGCAGACAATAAGCATTTCAATTCAATCGTTTGCTGTTGCCTTTGCTTGTATAAAGCAATCTTGGCTATCCGTTGGG